GTGCTCGAGTCGTCGCACCCACGCCCAGCACTTGCGGTGCCAGGGCTCGATGACGCGGCTTTGCAGTTCGGCGGCGAAGCGGCGCTCCACGTCCGCGCGAGTGTCACCTCGCCGGAAAGGGCGGCATCGCCTCCTGTGCGCGGGCCTCGGCTACCTGCTCTTCGCCGGTCGTCTCATCCGTCTCCGGTGGCTCAGTCTCCGCTCCCGGCTCTGGCGTCGCTGCCTCTCCATCGAGCTTCTCCTCCACCGGGAATTGGCGCTCCAATAGCTCGGTCACATCGTTGCTGCCAAGCGCGGTGTACGCCTGATAGGCGGCCTCGCGTGGGTCCAGCAGCGCGCCCGAGGCGGAGGTCAATGCCTGCAGCAGGGTTGCCGTGGTGGCCGGATTGTCCGGTTGAGCAGGCGGGAAGTCCAGGTCGAAGGCCCTGTCAACGCGAGTCGGCAGGCGGCGGCTCGGGAAGTCCTGCTGGATGATGGCCAGCTCGACTGCCAGACGAGTCAGGTCCTCGCAGATGGTGCCGACTGTCTGCTGCCGGTCTTCTATGCGCCAGATAGCGGGCAGTTCCATCGCTGTAGCTGTGGCGAGGTTGCCCGTACTCGAATCGCTGTAGTAGTGCTCGCCGAACCCGAAGGGCCGGATGGACTGCAGGTGGGTCTGGCGGCTGGCGGCCTCCAGGTTGCCCACGCCCCCGGTCGGCACGTTGATGGCATCGAGACTCACGTTCTGGTTCTCCACCTGCACACCGGCCGGGCCGCTGGGAGGCGTCCTGAACATCTTGGCCGCGTTCTCGATGGCGGTGGCGCTCTTCGTGTTGAGCTTCTTCCGCCAGGCAAACATGGCCAGGGCCTTGCTCAGCGTCACGAGGTCGGAGACGGTCCGGGCGTGCGACCGGATCCAGTCGTAGGCCCGATAGGCCTCCGGGATGCCGCGGAGACCGAGCGTGTTGGCTTTCACGTGGTAGGCGAATGCTATCGGCCCGGCCTCGCCACCGATGCCGGCGCGGCTCAACAGGTCGGCCACGCCCTCTTCCCAATCGGGGTCATCCTCGCCGAACGCCGGGTCCAGCAGATACCGCCAGCAGCGCCAATCGGCGTAGTAGGCCACCCTCTTCGCCCCCGTCGTGTAGCGACCGGCCGCCACGTCGTAGGTCTGTGAGCGGAACTCGCGCCGGTACAGGACAGGCTTGAGGGAGTTCTCTGGCGCCGTCACCACGTCCACGACCTCCGCACAGGGTAGCTCACTGAGCTTCACGCGGCTCTCCGTGACGGACGTGTGCACGGCGAGGAACCGCTCGCCTTCGAGCATCAGGGCATTACTGGTGCGGGCCATGGCGTCGCGCGAAAACAGGGCCAGGCGGTTGTCCTCGTCCTCCCAGAGCCTATCCACAACCTCCTGGACGCGGCTGTCGGCAGCCCGGGGAGTGTCCAGGCCCTTGCCGAAGGCACCGCTGACGAGCAGGCTTGCGGCCTGCCCGAGGCTCGGGTCGATCTGCCAGGCCTTGATGCACTTGGCGCGTATCTCCGACAGCTCGCTCTGGCTCAGGTCGTAGGTGCCATTGCCCTCGCTGAGCTTGCGCCACCCGTTATCCTCCTCGGTCAGCTCTTGCGCGAGCTGGGAGGCGATGGTTTCCTGCACGCGCGAGAAGGCCACATCGGCTCGGCGCTGCAGTGCCTGTGCCTCGAGCGCCTCCCGGACCCTGCTGAGTATGCTCACAGTCTCGCCGCTCCCAATTGCTCTGCCTCGAAACCTGGCAGGATGTCGTCTGTGTAGAGCATGTAGTCGTCATCCGGCACGATGGCCAGACCCATGACTGCGTACCGCAAAGCGTCCATGGCGTGGTCGAACTCTTTGCTCGGGTCGGCGTCTTCGACCGGGTTGCCGTCACGGTCCGTGCGCCAGTGGTATTGCCCGAACTCCGTCACCACGTTTGGCGCCGCGCCCTCCAGCAGCCGCAGGCGGGTCGTGGCAAGGAGGGCCTGCACGGCCTTGACGCCGGGCATGCGCCGGTTGTCGGCCTGGAAGGCGGGAAGCCCGGCGTCCGCGAACTGAAAGATCGCGTGCGGGTCCTCCGGGTCGCAGAAGAACGCCTGCACACCCCAGCGGGCACGCAGGTCCTTGGCGTCTGAAACCCAGTCGTCGCCCGGCTTTCCGCTCACCACCCGGTTCCGCTCATATACCTCGTCCACAAGCCAGATGTTGCCCGCCCCGTCCTCTGCAAGGACCACGATGCAGCCCGGCGACCGGAAGCCCCAGTCGACCCCGGCCACGACCCGCACGAAGCGCGGAGTCGGGCCGGGTATGTCGTGGCGAGCCGGGTCATAGTCCTTGTACACCAGCCCCGCAAACGTGACGAAGCTGGCCTCGATCTCCTGGGCATAGAAGTCGCTGCCAAGTCCGTACTCAGCTTCGAGGGCTCTGAGGAACTCCGGCTCCGCCTGGTACAGCGGGTTCTCGTGCGTCCGCCACGTGTGGAAGCCGTAGGCCTTCTGTCGCTCGGCAGGCCACGTGTCGCGCTCCTCCACGAAGCTGCGATAGACCCAGTTGCGGCCCTTCGGCGTCCCGGTGATCCATCCCCGGTGAGGCACACCTGGTTGACGGATGCGCCCCATGGCGACACGGAAGGCCTCTTGCGAGCACAGCGGCGCCTCGTCAATCCAGAAGTACCCGACCTCCACGGCACGTAGGCTGTCGGCATCCTGGGCATGCCCGAAGTACACGCTTGAGCACTCGCCGGTGACTTGGTTGACCACCTTGGTGAACTCGACGCGGGCTTCCGACTTGTACTCCTTGACGCCGAGGATGTCTCCCCACCATCCTGCCACCTTGAGCAGGACAAGCCGCGTTGACCTGTTGAGCATCCGGTAGGTCGGAGCTACGATCAGGCCCTTCATGCCCGGATATGCCACACAGTGCCGGACAGCCTCGAAGGCCCCCACTTCCGTCTTGCCCCCGCCGATGCCGGCGATGGCCGCCCGGAACATGCTGCGGTCGTTGATGAATGCCTGCTGGCCACGGTGATATCCATAGTGGCGGCGGCAGAACTCGTCGAGCGTCTCGCCCCTCGCCGGTCGATCCGGCGGGCGGTCACTCGCCTGGGTCGTCGTCGCCACTGGTATCTGGCTCCTCCTGTGCGTGGTCGAAGTGGTTCAGCGGGTCGTTGGGCCCGAATACAGGCAGCGGGATGGTTTGGACCTGCACCGGCCCGCCGTTGGCGCCGGTGTGCTCCTGCGATACCCGCTCGGCTTTGCTCCATCGCTTCGGATAACGACGCGCCATGAACTCGGCTATCGCCCGCCAGTCGCCTTGCACCCAGCGCTGATTGCTGTCCTCGTCGGGTAGGTCTATCACTCGGTCCTGGCTCGCCTGCTGCAGGAGGGCGGCAGCTCTGACCTCTGCGCGGGCCTCGGCACGGGTGACGGCGTCAAAGAATCTGCGGTAGATGTCCGGGTGTGGCCCTGTTGCGTCCTTGCCTTCCTCGCCCCACGAGAGCCAGTTGTATGCGTCCTGTTTGCTGATGCCGATGTAGGTGCAGACTGTCTCGAAGTAGTTGCCTGCAGCCATGAGATTCGCGAACTCGGCAGTCAGCTCAGGCGTGCAGATGGTTGGCGCCCCGGCTCCGACTTGGCCGGTAGGTGCGGTAGCCTTCTTGCGCGGCTTGCGCTTGCTCGGTGCCATGTTAGGTCTCACTTACGGTAGTCTGGCCGCGGCGGTATCTCCCCATAATCAAACACGTGCGGGTATTCTGTCGCGACGCGCTCTATTCCGCCCAGGTTCGCCACGGCCTCGCGGACCACTGCCGCCGCCTTGCCGTACTTGACCACCAGCAGCGGAAGCCATGCACCCTGCTCGACAATGAACTCCCACCAGTGTTCCGGGTCCCGGCGACGCATACGCTCCACCGGGTTGCCGAAGAACTTCCAGGAGCCTGCACAGCATCGGCATCCATTCCACTCCCCAGGTGCGCTGGACGGGTCTGCGGGTATGCTGTGTTGGCGCAAGTAGCGCCGGACCATCAAATCCGTCCAGTGTGACAGAGGGTGATAGATCATGAGCCCGTCGGTCATATAGTGGTTTCCGTGCTCCCGTATCCGTGCCCTGCGATTGTAGTCGTCGACTGCCCGCAGGCCCGTCATCTGAGCGTCACAGGCAGCGGCTTTGGTCGCCTTGCGACCCGGTCGCGTCTTGAGCCGCTGGCAGCACGCGGTGCAGTTGATGCGGATACCGAGGTGCTTGTAGCGCGTCATCCAGTTACCGCCGGGCATCGGCCCCAATATCGGCCACCCCTGTGCCTTCCACTGCTCAAATGCCGTCCGGTCGGGTGTCGCGACGATGAGTGCGGCGCCGACGGCTGCACACTGCTGTTGCACGTGTTCCAGCGTCACCGGGTTTTGTATCTCGTTGTGTACATAGATCACGGGCGGCCGGTGCTCGGTCTGGTGAAATACCATGTGCAAAAGCACACTGCTGTCCCGACCGCCGGAGTACATGAGCGCTGGCCGGTGGTCGCGGAATGCTTGGTCGATCAGCGCGAGTGCTCTACGCATTGCCGGGTGTCCAGATACAGTCAAAAAGCCGGTCCAGGATGTGTGTCTCGCCGTCTTCGTGCCGCTGGCGAAGTTCTCGGACTATGTCCTGCAAGTCTGGGTCGGCGATCACTATCAGGGCGCACGGCCCCGATGTCGGGACTATGACAACTTGGGCATCCTGCAACAACTCCGGGCTTGTTACGGCAAGCCGCCTGAAGTGGTTTGAGACGTTTGTTGCCGTCTGTTCCGCCGCTTGCTCATCCTGCTGTGATACCGGATGCTCCGTCACTATCGCGTCGACGAGGTCCTGGACGGCTGTGGCGTCTATCTCTATAGGCTGGGCGTCCGATGCGGCTATGCTTGTCAGAAGTGCCGAGAGTTTCTGCTCGTCGGTCTGTGCGGCGGCTGCTATGCGGTCGTATGACTCAAGGACCTTGCGGGTCTCGGCCTCGTCGAGGTCCAGGACGGCCACGCGCACATCGCTGTCTCCGTGGAGGTCCCTTCGCAGGTGACCGTCCACGAGGAGGAGCGTTCCGTCTGGTCTCTCCACGGCTTTGAGTACGTCCACATTCCCGATCTCGGTCAGGACTGACCGGAGTTCCGACTTCTGCTCTGCCGGGTGTAGCCGCCAGTTCTCGTCGTTGACCACCAGTTCCGAGGCCTTGACCGTGCGGATGACTTTGATGCGGTCTCTGTACTTGCGCATGGTGCCCCAGAACTGCAAAGCCCCCCGGCGAGGTGCCGAGGGGCTTAGATGGTGAGTTGCGTTTGTCCGGCGGCGCGTTCCGCCTCTCGTTTGCGCTTCTCGCGCATGCGGCGATGGGCGTCTAGATGGCAAGCCTTGCACAGTGGCGAAAGGTTGGCGCAATCACAGTTGGCTGGGTCCCCGTCTACGTGGTGGACCTCAAGCATGAGCGGCCGGTTCTCGGGTGTGTCCCAAACATCATAGAGCTCTGGCGTCAAGCCCTGCATGCCGCAAGCGGCGCACTTGTGCTGAGTGAGGCGACGCGCCTCCTCGGCTATCTCCACCCAGTCCGGAGGGTAGGGTGGGCGAGGCGTGTACGTGGTCTGCATGGTAGGATCATTATAGCAAAGAAACCCCTTGGAGTCAATGGTTTCTTGCTGTTTACACCTCACTTCCCAGCTTGCCTCTGTCGCCTCGCCCAGGCCCTCCGCGGTCGCGGTTGCGAATGCACGCCTCCACGTCCGCCCTCCCGTGCTCTCGCCGCTCTCCAACCTCGCTCTCCAGAGCATCACTCCGAAGCTCATCGTAGTGCGGGCCGATGGCCTCCGGGTCGATGAGTTCCGCGATGGCGACCTGTGGCACGTAATCACGGAGCGGAGGTCCTAGCCGCGGCATCGCACCCACTCCAGGAGCCGCGGGTTGTCGATCAGCAGGGCGGCGATGCCGTTGGCCACGTTGTGCACCTGCTCCTCGGTCAAACCCATGGCTCGGTCGTCATTGATGACGTGTAGCGCCTCGTGGATCAGCGTGTCCACTTGCTGCCCATGTAGCGGGTTGAGGTCTCTGGCTATCCGCAGCTCGCCAGTCTCGTAATCCCAATTTCCCGAGGCCCGCGCGCCGTCTCCCGCCGAAATCGTGTGTGGGCTCGTCACCGGGTAGGTGGCTGGCCCGATCTTGAGTCGGCGAGGTATTGGCATACATGCTCCAGAACGCACATAGCCCTCCCCGGTGAGGGGAGGGCCATGTGTGTGCCCGGCGATTGCCGGACCCGTCAGGCTGCGAGGCCCGCGTCTGTCCCGGCACATTGTGTGCCGCTAGGCTGCGCGGGCTATCGCGGTCAGATGCAAAGCTTGGTCGGCCTGTCCGGCGTCGAACCGGTATCTCCGGGCCCATGCCCGGTGTTCTCGTTGAACTACAAGCCGAAACTTGGTTGGTAGCGGAGGCGGGATTCGAACCCGCAGTCTCGTGGTTATGAGCCACGCGCCGTAACCCTTAGGCCACTCCGCGACCCGCTACCAGCACCCACAAATGCAGTCGCCGGCGCCCGGAGTCGAACCGGGACCTCCCGGCATTAGGCCGGGGCTGCTACCGTTACAACACGCCCGCGATCAGACCCACAAAGCGCGCCTCCGGTCCGCAAACATGGAGGCGCGCGCATAGTGGTGCAATTGGTTACAGTATACCACGCCCGTCACCGTTGTCAACCCTCTTTCCATCCGGCACGGTTCTCGTCGATAGCATTGCTCAGCATCTCCTCGGCCTCGCGTGTCGCCTCCAGCAAGATCACGTGCGCCCGGTTGGCGGCTCCGGCGAGGCACATAGAGCGCATGCTCAGCCCGTCGCCGGGCACACCCGGAATGCTGTGGCACGATGAGAGGCCGTCGGTCCCGCCCGTGGCGTCGCCGCTCATGATCGCGTTGACGCTATCCATCGCCGCGGCGAACTTGCCGACGGTGGCGAGCAGCCGCGTCAGGCACGGACTGTACCGCGACCGCAGCTCCTCGCGTCTCGCTTGGTGGTCGCGGAGTAAGCGCTGCTGATATTGTGCGAACGTTACTGCGTTGTCGCAGGACAAGTGTTGCC